CTCTGGCTCTGGCTCTGGCTCTGGCTCTGGCTCTGGCTCTGGCTCTGGCTCTGGCTCTGGCTCTGGCTCTGGCTTGATGCTGGGGGCTGGCTCGGGGCTTTGACCAGCGGTCGACTCACCGGCCACACCGTCGACGGGCGCGGCCTGGTCGCTGGATTGGTCGCTGGCTTGGTCGTGTTCTTGCGGGTCGGCGCCTGGCTGATCGGCGGGGGGCTTGGCGCGCGGGGTCTTGCCTGCCATGGGTTACTCCTGGTGGGTCGGTTGCGGCGGGCGGAACTGCCCGGCCGGTGTGAACAGCGCGGTTTCAAGGTCCGCACCTTTGGCCATGCGCTTGCGCACGGTCGAATCAGTCACGCCCAGGGCGAAGTGCTCGATCAGCTGGGCGATGGTGCCGTGACAGTCACGCACGGTGTGGCTGTACAGGGCTTGGGTGGCGGCGCCGGCCTTGTCACGCACCGCGCGCAAGTGGTCCGGGCAGCGGCCCTTGAGGGTTTCGTAATGGCGGCGCTGGTCGAGCGAGCGGCCGGGGGCTGGCCACTGCACCCCTTCCAGGGTGGCGAGCAGGCGGCCGAAGCGCTGCGGCGACAGGCCGAGCACGTCACGCACCGCGGTACGGCTCAAGCCATGGGCCGCCGAGGTGCGCACGTAGGCTTCCAGTTCGGCCGGTCTCATTGCCTGATCCCCAGTTGCTCGCTGAGCGTGCGGCGCGCCTCGGCCAAACGCAGGTAGTACCAGCGCAGGCCGCGGCCCATGGCCAGCGCCTTGGCCATGGGCTCGGCACCGACTGGGGAGAAGCGACCCAGCTGCCGGCGGGTCACCACCTCATTCCAGCCCGCGCACCACTCCAGGCGCAGCACGTCGGCGCGGTCGGGGTGGGCCTTGCCCATGCGGTACACGGCATCCTCAATGCGTGATTCCAGACTGTTATCCGGCATCTGCGCCGGACGGCCGCCGCCACCGCCGAAGGAGAAATCGCCCTGGGTTTCGATCAGCAAGGCCAGGGTGGTCATGCCGCCGCCGGAGAGGCTGACGCGGTTGTCGTTGAGCCAGCGCGCCCAGGCTTCCAGCGCGCTGTCCAGTGGCCCCCAGGCACGCCGGGCCATCAGTTGCTCCGCCGCTTAAGCAGCACTTCGCACAACGCTTCCTCGGGGTCGAGGTGCTGGCCCAGTTCGCCGAAGCGGTCCGTCACCAGCAGGTCGCCGTGACGGATACGCACCGCGCGAGAGAACGGCCGCACCAGGTGCCAGACGAAACCGCCCGCATCGCGCAAGGCCTGCGACTCGCTTTCGGTCAACACATGGGTATGCAGCAAGTGAGGGTCGCGGCGGCGCGGACTGTTCGCCAGCGCGGCTTCCAGGGCACGCGCGCGCACGGACTCCGCAGCCGAACTACAGTCATAGGCACCCAGCGGCAGCAGCTCGACCAAACCGAACGCCGGGCGCATCAGGTAGCTGGCAATGGCCCGGCGCGCCTCGAAAGTGCCGCCGGCCAGGCCGATCAGCAAGCGGCGGTTAGGCGCGATCATGGGTCGCCACCGACGCTTGGGCGCGAGCCAAGGGCTCAAAAATACCGTTGTAGTCGACCTGCCCGCACGACGCCTGAACGATGTTCATGGCAGAACGAAAGCAAGGCGCCCGCTCTTGGCGGTACCAGGCATAGACCGTGCGCGGGTTCTCGCGCAGCAGGCCGGCGACTTCCCGCACCCCGGCTTTGCCCGGGGCCTTGCTGTCAATCCAGGCGTTCAATTCCACGATTCGTGTTCCAATACACTATTTGTGGAATCTTATGGCGAACTAGTTACCAGTTTCAAGCTCTGATGTGTGTGAATTACACTTTATGTGTACTCTTGCCCGCTGACGCATATAATATTAGGCAAATATTGACACGGCCCCTGGATTCGCCTGGGCCGTTAGAGAGAGTGAGCATGCCAGACCTGAAAATCACCGTTGCCCAGCGATTAAAGCAGTGTCGCCATGACCGTAACTGGACCATGAAAACGCTGGTGCAACAGCTGTACGAACGGTGCGGTGCTGAAGTGGGCGAGTCGGCCTACTCTAACTGGGAAAACGCCCTGCGCATGCCGCCACCTGAAATGCTGATCAAACTGGGTGACCTGTTCGGCGTGGCACCCGCCTGGCTGCAGGGCTTCACTTCGCATTCCAGTGCCAATATGAGCATGGCCGATTACATTACCGCGAACAGCCCGCACATCGTCACCAAGAATGGCGACTTGCCCCTCAAGCAAGCGTCCGCGGCCACCGCCTACAACCTGGATTACCTCAAGTCGCGCAACCTCGACCGCAACCGCGTGCTGGCCATCCGCCAACTGGATTCCAGCATGGCCGGACTCATCGAAGAAGGCGATGAAGTGCTGATCGACCAGACCCGCTGCGACATAGATGGGCGCGACCTGTATGCCATCGTCGCGCCCAGTAAGGCCGTGTGGATACGCTGGATCAGCCGCGAATTGGACGGCACCTACAAACTGACCGCACAGAATGACAGCCACCCCGAGGTGATCATGCAGCCCGAGGCCTTTGAGCGCATCACCGTGGTCGGCCGCGTCGCCCGGATCGCACACGACCGCTGATTCGTCAGACGGCCGGACCTAAAGCCCCGTTTTTTTCGGGGCTTTTTTGATGGCTCACTATACACTTTCTGTGTATATTGCCACATTCTTAGGAACGGCAGGACGGATACCTTCCCATGCACGGCAGCAATACCCCCGACCCAGTACCCACCACCCTCATCACTTGCAGCCCGCAGGCGATCCAGGTCCAACAACAGCGCCTGCTGGCAGTGAAAGAGGTGGGCAGCCTCAGCGCGGGCATCACCGCGATTGCCAACGCCTGCTGCCATGAGCACCACGTGACCATGGACAACATTGAAGACATCCTGCACCTGTCCCGGCAAATGTCGCGCGCTATCGCCCAACTCGGCGCCGCCCTCTCCGACTGATCCCCCCTCTTGCAAGGATGCGCCACCGATGAACGCTGCCATGGAAGTCACCGGCGAAGACGTGCTGGGCCTGCCCGGCCAAACGCTGACCCCCGAAGAGCTGAGCACCCTGGTCGGCCTGGCCGACGGCATCCCCACGGTGAAACTGGCCCAGCAACTGGGCCTCGATGAGCACGCCGTCAACCAGATTGAGCGCGCCATTCAGCGCAAGCTGGGCGCGCGCAACCGCCTGCACATGATCACCCGCGGCTTTACCCTGGGCGTGCTGGTACCGCGCGCGCTGTGCCTGATGCTGTGCGTTATCTCCGCTCTGGAAGTCGACCATGAGCTGTTCCGGCAGCGCTTCCAGCGCCGCCCGCGCACCAACAATGAAGTGGTCCGCGTCATCCGTATTTCCCCCAGTACCAGCGCCGGCAATGCCCCTTTGTACGGCTGACGCCATACAACAAATCTACATATCTACAATTCAATAATTGTTGAACGCCATCAGGCGCAGGCCTATACTGCGCCCAATCGCTAGAATGTTGATTTCTACATTTGTAGCTATCAACATGGCGCCTTGAATGGAGTTCACCCTATGTCGATCCGCGTTGCTATGGCCGGCCAGAAAGGCGGCGTAAAGAAGTCCGCCACCGCGCGAGCTATCGCCGCTGCCTTTTCCGCCGCCGGTATGAATGTGTTGATTGCCGACTTTGACCCCCGGCAGAAGACCAGCACCAATTGGAACCTGCGCCGCCAGGCGCGCTTCCCCGACCTGCCCGCCATCACCGCCAAACCCTATGCCAGCGTGGCGCAGGTGATGCGCGAAGTGGATGACTATGATGTGGTGATCTTCGATCCGGGCGCGTTCGCTTCGCAGATCATGGTGGAAGCGGCCGGCCACGCTGATTGCGTGATCCTGCCCACCGCCGCCGGACTGGATGACTTGGAGCCCACCGTCGACTTAGCCAATGACCTGGCACAGCGCGGCGTTGAACCCCAGCGCATTGTGTTCGCCCTGCACCCGGCTGGCGACAGCGACAGCGAACTGGCCGCCGCCCGCGAATACCTCAGCCACACCCCGTATGCGACACTAGACGGCTATATCCCGCAGAAAACCATCTACAGCATGGCGCACGACCTCGGCTTGTCGGTGATTGAAGCCCGCAGCCAGGGGCCGCGCCAGAAAGCCGAAAAGCTGATTCAGTCGGCCATCAACACCATCAGCGCCCTGACCAATTAAGGAATACCCCATGACTGTCGAAATCCCCAAGAAGCTCGCGAACACCAAGAGCACCAAGGCCTCGGTCAAGGGAACGCCGGCCAACATCAAACCTTTGGAACCGGCCGCGGCCAAGACCAAGAGCCCGCTGAACGTGCAGTTGGACACCCAGCTGAAAACCGCCATCGCCATCGAAGCGGCGCAACGCGGCATCAGCATGACCAAGCTGCTGGGCGAAATGTGGGACGCCTACCAGGCGCAGCACCACGGCTGATCAGCCGCCCAAACAAAAGCCCCGCATTGGCGGGGCTTTTTATTGCCTGCGTAACCGTCACGACTCGACCTGAAACGACACAATACCCAGCGAGCGGGTGAACTTCTCCAGGGTGTCGAGACTTGCCCAGGTGCGCGGGTTCTCGCGCTTGGAGCGTACCGGCTTCCACTGCACATGCAGGCGCACCAACAGCTGCCAGCGCTCGCCATCCTCAGTGCGGCGCACCAGGAACTCGCGCGCGGCCTTCGTCTCGACCAGCAACGCCAGTTCACTTTCATGGAATGCCGAACGCGCCAAACCTAACCCCTTCGTTTCGTGCCATGCCCGACCTGGGCAAAGTCGACATGATGGCCGCGCTTTTGCGAGCCGTCACGCAGGATGACCCGATTATCGCCGTTACGCGTCACGCGCACTATCTCCCGACCCTCGACCACCTGGCGAAAGCCTTCGCGCTCCAGCTGCTGCAGGGTGATGCGCTGGGCCGGGGTCATGTCAGCAGCTCCCGCGGCACCTGCACCACGGCGCCGAGCGTGACCAGGACAACCGCGCGGCAGGCGGCCACCAGCTCGGTGTCCCCGCCCTGTGCCAGGTCTTTGCCGTCGCTGGTTATCCAGGCCGCCCAGCAGTCGGCAGCGTGCTGCGGCGCATGCAAGCTGACCTTATGCCGGCGGATCAACGGGCCGCCGAGCGCCCAGTTATCCTGCGGGTCGTAGCGCGCATCGCGCACCGTCACTTCGCCCGTGTAGCGCACGAACACTCGCCAAGGGTTGCCGTAGATCGGCGGCGCCAGTAATGCCTGCAGGCCTTCGGCCTTGCCAACCGCCCAGGCCAGTGCCTCGCCGCGCAGCTCGGGGGTGGATACAGCCTCATATGCTTGGGTCATCCCCGACGCTCCTGCTCAATATCGCTCATACCGCCGGGCCGTGGCGTCACCCGGTACTGCTGGGTACCGCACGGCTCAGCAGCCAACCCCTGCAACACCTGCTGGACGTAACGGCGCTGCAGGCTCACCGTTTCACCCTGGGCCAGCATCTGGCGTATCTGCGCAATGGTCGCCGTCTTGGGCTGGGTCATCGCTTCTTCTCCTTAAATGGAATGACGTTCTCCAGCACCTGGCGCACGCCGCCGGCATCGCGGAACGCCTGCCAGGCGGCCGCGTGCGGGGTGCAGTAGTGCAGCTCCGGGGCCACCAGCAGGGCATGGTGATCGCACAACGGGCGGTCGCAGGTCTTGCCATCGCCCACCGGGTAATCGCACAGGTTGACGCCCAGGTCGCCGCATTCAGCGCAGTGCGCGCCCAGGTCGCCGCACAGGTGGCCAACCGGGCGCCGGTCTTTGTCATACACCGTGTAACAAGCCATCAGCAATCAACGTCGAGTTCTTCGGGGTCGGCCGGCAGCTCGGGCAGTTCAAGGATTTGCGGCAGCTTGCGCAAGTAGACCTTGACCCCACACAACGTCGAGCGCCCACGCGCTTCGGTGCTGATGAACTGGGAAATGGTGTGGCCACCAGGGAAGCGCTGGGCGAACAGCGCACGAAGCGCCTCGCGCGATTCGGCGCAGTCGGTCACGCCCTTGCCGTCGTCGTCATTGAGCACGAAGCCCCGGCGCTGCAGGTCGGCCAGCCACAGCGCCTTGCGCTCGGCATGCGGCTTACCCTCGGCGCCCGGCACATAGGGCTTGCTGCCGGTGAACCGGCAGGAGAATTCCACCTGGGCGTTCCAGGCGCCGAAGTGCGTTTCGCGGATATGGCCGAAGCCCTCGCGGTCCCACCAGGTATCCAGGCGGTCGGCCAGGTTCTTCAGCGCGGGCTGGATCGCCTCGGGCGGCATGCTCTGCCCCAAAGTCGCTTCCAGCTCGCGGATGCGCAGATTGGCCTTACGAATCTCGGCATGCCGGTGCTCGATGCGCTGGGCCGCTTCGGTGTCGACGCCAAGCAGCTGGCCCAGGTCGCGCAACTGCGACTCCACCACGCTCATCACGTTGCGCGCCGTCTCGCGGGTCAGTCCCTCGGCCTTGCCTTCCTCGGCCAATCCCAGAATCCAGGGCAACGTGGCCATGCCCTGCTGCACCTCTTTGGTCAGGCGCCGGAGGGTGGCCACCTGGTGCGCGGTCAACGGTATAGGTGCGAGGTCTTCGGGAACCTTGGGGGGGAAGCTGGGCATGGTGAAACTCCTTTTCGGCGTAACGGCGGGGGCACTCTAAAACCATTTTTCATGGTTGTGGGTTCCCATTTTATACGAAAGTGGGAAAGCCAGGCACAAAAAAAGGCCCCCGCTCTCTTTCAGACTGGGGGCCTTGATTGAACATATCACCACTTACGCGCAGGGCGTGGGCACCGGGCCATCACCGCTCATTCGCGCAGGTCGAACGGGCCGCCCTTGTCTTCGGCGCGCCCGCTCATCCAGCCCAGCTGCCAGCGCTCCGCCCGGCGCGGGTTGCTGGCCTTGTCCGGGCCGGACTCGTAGGCCTCGCCGCGCTGGTAGGCGGCAAAGCCTTGGCTGAACCACTCCAGTTCCTCGTCTTGCTCGTGCATCGCTGCAGCTCCTTGCGGTGGTAGGCCGGGCACGCGCCGCGACAGCGGCGGGCGGCCTCGGGATTGTGGGTGGGGGTTCAAGCGTTACGCGTAACGGGCAAACCGTTCAGCCCTGGACCGCTGCGCGCAGCGCCGCGACCAACGCGGTGGTGGCCTCCTCCAGCGCCGCCCGGTCGTCAATCTCACGGTCGGTGTACTCCTGCGCGCGAATCGTCTTGACCCTATCGGCCAGGGCAAACCACTCGGCATCGGCCGCCGTCAGGCGCGCCTGGATAGCGTCGACCTTGGCCAGCAGGGGCAGTAACGGGGTGGCATCGATGTGCATGGGGTAGTCCTTTCCTCGGCTTAGGGGCGGGTTCGTGACGGTCACGCGCAGTCAATCAGGCGCGTCGGGGCTCATCAGTTCGGCCTGCAGGTCGCTCATGCAGCGCACGCAGATGCCGTAACCGGCGTCGGGGTTGTTCGCGGCAAAGTAGTCGTTGCACTCGCGGCATTGCGTCACCGGGGTCAGTTTGACCGGCTCCGGGGCTTTGGCCGGCGCGAAGTCCCAGCGCTCGCCACAGGCCTGGCAGACCGCCCGCAGCGAACCGGAGCGGGCCTGTTTCAACACCCCGCCGCAGGCCGTGCAGGCGCAGCTGGCCAGTTGCTCGGCCATGGCCTGGTCCACCGCGGTGTGGTCGTTCTTGGGCTTGCGCAGCCCTTTGCCCTGGGCGGCCTTGAGTTTGCGGTATTCGCGCACCAGGCGCTGGCCGCCTTCCTGCAGGTGCTCGCCACGCTGCAGGCGGCACTCCAGGCCGTACAGCTGCAGCGCCAGATATTCGTCTTGATCACTCATCGCTATTGCCCCGTGACGCGTAACGGCTACTCGCCAGGTTGCGGCCGGTAGTCGGTCGACAGTTTGTTCAACTGCAAACGGCTTTGGAAGACCTTCACCGCGGCGAACGCGTTGTTACGCTCACCCTCTAAAATCTCGCACTCATGCCGCAGGCGGGCCAACTCGGCGTCATTCACGGCGGCCGCTGGCTGGGCGGGAGCCCGGACCGAAACGCCAAGGTCTTCGGCGACCTCGCGAATGGCCGCTTTGAGTTCTTGATTCTCCTGGCGCAAAGCCTGCAGCTCATCCCGCTCGGCCTGGCGGCTCTCTTCCATGCGCTTGATCATGCTAGTCAGGCGCTCCACTTCATCACGCAAAAATCCAGCAGGGCGACGGGTGGTGCGCTCCGGCTCTGCCAGGTAGCGGCCGTTGTCGCCCTCGGGCCACAACTTCACCAGCAGGGAGTCAAACCCGGGCTTTTGCTCTGCCGCCCAGTTCGGCCCTCGGTGGAACAGGTCTTCGTGCGCCAATAGCCCCAGGCTCAACACCATGCGCTCGGTCTGGGTCAGGCTGACAGCCCGAAGCCCTTCGGTTTCGCGCAGCTCTTTGAGCTTCTGCCGGTGCCGACGCTGACGCTCAGCGCTGCTCATGGGCTGCGCGGGCAGCACCAGGTCAAAGGTTCCGGGGTCTAGTGGGTCAATCACGTCAATTCTCCCAAGGGCGTCGTGCCATGGGCGAATTATATGTTGATTTGTTGATATCTACAAATGTTGTTATCTACATTTGTTGGGCATTACATCCGCCGGCGACAGCCCGGAATACACGGACAGCAGGCGCCACACGGCATACGGCACCTCACTGGTACCGCCCGCCCACTTGCCAATCTTGCCCGGCGACACCCCCACCAGACGGCCGGCCTCGCTGCGCGTCAGGCGCGCTAGGCGCATCAGCTCGCGAAACTCGGCGGCGCTGGGTGGCTGCCAGGCGTCGGTGTAGCTCTCGAACAAGCCGGGGCGGCCCAGGTTCAATTCCTCCAGGGCCAGCGCATAGCCCATCTTGCGCGGCGGGTCGCCGGCAATCTCCAGGTACTCCGCCTGGGCACGTACCAGGGTTCGCATGGCTTCATCCAGGGCCTGGTCCTCAAGCGGCACCCGGGTTCCGTCGTGCAACACCAATGCAAACATCACAGCCTCCAATGCTATTCGGCCGGATCGCCCGGCCTGAAAAGGCAAAGCGCGCCGAAGCGCGCTATGCCGGGGTGGGGCTGATCGCCCGCGAGGCGTGACATTAAAACGCCGTCACACCCTCGTCAATTTGTCGCGGACTGGACCCGGTTGGGGTGGTACTGGACCAGCACGGTGTGGCCGCCTTTCCAGCACGTCCACCCCGAAGGCGACGACAAAAGCCCCACGCATGCATAGTCGTGACACTGATAGAAGCCGTGAGTTTCCAGGAAGGCGCCGGCCTGCACCAGAAACACACGGTCCGCATGCGCCTGATCCGCCAGCGATGGAATGGAGAGGTACAAACACGGGCGCAACGGCCCGGCGGCTTCGCGCACATTGGCGCGCAAATTGAAATGCGCATGAAACGCCCGCTTCAAAGCGGCCACGTGAGGGGCTTGTCTGGTCATCGGAAACTCCGGTGTAAGCGGTCCTGGCGAATGCCCGACCTTGCCGAAGACTCTAGCGACGCCCGCCCGGGCCGTCAACATTTCTACAAATCAACAATTCAACAGATACGCAAGGGCACCCGGTCGACGCCCAGCCCCACTGCAGCAGCGCCAGACGCGCACTGTGCCGCCCATCACCAGACCCTCCCCCGTGCCTTGCCGTGTTCGGCAGCGCGCCCTGGCAGGCGCCGCAGAGCGTGCAGGAGGGTGAATAGCGCAAGGCCCACCCCTTGACCTGACCACCGGGCGCGTAGCGCCCATGGCGGGCCAACGGCCGGCGCGTGAAGGAGCGAAGGGCCGTGCGCGGTGCTCATGGCGAGATTGGCCGCTGACGGCCCACAGCGACTGGAAGGCGCCTTACTGGAGGAACGGCGGCGGCACCAACGCCGAGGCTGTGCCTCTGAGCCCGCGCCTCCAGGCGCGAAGTGGCTCAGGCATTCATTGGCATAGGAGGGGTAGTTATACACATGGCATGGTCTATGCGCTTTAAGGGCTCTTTCTTAGCTCCTTCGGTACCACTCCACAGCATGTTTTGCATATGTTTAAAACCCGGACAGCTCGGCTTGACCTGATGCGCGCCGGGGAGGTGTGCGGGGAGCAGGTTCGGGGGGTAAGGAAGGGGAAAACGGGGGGTAGTGCGGGTGCTGCGCGGGGGAAATAGGCGGGAATCGGGGGGAGGTTTTACGGCAGGCGTGCGAAAGCCCCGCCGGGGGCGGTGCAGTGCGAAGCGGGGGAGTCAGGTCTGGCTAGGGTGTCGTGCGAAGTGCGGGTATTTCTTGATGAACTCGCGGCTCAGCTGCGGCTCACGCAAGCCGGTGTCCGCGATGAACGTGGCAAACGTGCGCTGCCATTGCTCGTTGTAGTCAGCCTGGATGCCCTGCTGCTCGCGGCGCTCACGCTCTTGGCGGGCGCGCTGGGCGCCGTCATGGGACTGCTTTCGCTCACGGGCGCCGGCCTGGTCGGCCAGGGCTTCGGCCTTGGCCGCGGCGCTGTGCTGCGCAACGGCTTTCTTGAGCTTGGCTTTCATCGCGCTGCGCGCCTGGGCCAGCAGGTGCCCCAGGCCCAGGTCAATGAAGAACTGCGCGCGCACGTTGATGGTGGTGCGGGTGATCCACTGCTTGCCGTTGTGGAAGATGCGGCGCTGCTTGCGGCGAATGTACTTGGCCACCTCCAGGTCGGTCAGCAGGCGCGATACCGTCCACTCGTTGACGCCGGAGTCTTCGGACAGACCGCGCTGACGGTTCAGGCGATACTCACCGTCCTGGTAGTAACCGAGGATCATGGTCGACAGGTCCAGGCGAGCCAGCAGCGGCGCCGCGATGCGCGCCAAGGTGTCCCACTTTTGCTGGTAGGTGCGATAGCCCGCCGGGCTCAGGCAGTCCAGGCGGCGCAGCCAGCGCGTCTGGCGGTTCTTGGCTTCTTCTGCGATGCGCTCGACCGCCTTGGACAGCAGGCCGTCAAAGACGAATTTCTGTTTGTCAGAAAGGCCGCGCAGGCGCCGCGGCTGCTGCGTGCGGTCGACGCTGCCGACCGGCTTGCGGCGCTTGACCGAGCGCGGGGGGATGTTGGCCAGGCCATTGAACTGGGCGCCGCGCACCGAGTTGGCGAGGACAGTGCGCACGGGAGCGAGCTTCATGCGCTCACCCCATGCGACCGACGCGCGTTACGCGTCACGGTGGCCCGGCGGTTTCCGGGCCGGTTGCAGGTGCGCGGAATGGCCGCGCGGCCTGCGTGAGAGGCCTTGCCAAACATCATGTTTCCCCATATCTGGGGCTTGCCTAAAACATGATCGACGCTTAGACTCTCACCTTGCTGCGGTCGAGAACCTATATGGTTGCTCCGATCTCAAAACCCCGTTCGGATGCCAGTCCTACGGGGTTTTTCTTTTTAAGCCTGCCTGAATTCCATTCTTTTTGCGTTATCTGCTGCTCTCCAGCCCTCTAGCGTGGGCGGGCAACGGCGCTCAGGATAACGCGGTCTAACGTGTCAGTCCACTAATTGTGTAAATTACCACAGCGCACGAAGCGCGTGGCGCCCAGCGCCATCTGCAGCTGGTAAACCTCACCCGGGTGTGCCTGGGGGTCCAGATTTTTCTGAATTACCATCCATTCCAGGTGCTTACACAATGCATCGATAGTAGACGCTTGGTCTGGATGGATCAAAGGGTTTGCGTTGTCCGCGTGCGACATGGGGGTGTCCCTCCTACTGATGCCGGCTTTTGCGCATTCTAGCCGGAAGCCTTTTAACTGGATACACATACAGTGTTTTAATCTAAGCGATTGAATCGCTTGGGTGTGGAACCAGCCTAGCGCGGCGCCTGCAGGCGCCGCACCTCAACCCCGCGCCGTTACTGGCAAGCCTCCACCGCGGTGGTCAGCTGGTCGACATAGCCTTGGCGCTGCAGGCGCTCGGCCAGCAGCGCACGCACCTTCACTTCCAGGCTGTCCGCCTTGGTCAAACGGTCGGCGGCCCAGGCCGGCGGGTCGATCTGCTTTACCCGGCAGGGCACCTGCACCGGCACCTCGACGCGCACGGGGCGCACTTCGGCCGGTGGGGTCTGGCCGGCACAGCCAGCCAGCAACGCCACGGCCATAATCACCCCGATCCTCATAACTGCAACTCCCGGTCAATGGCGGCCTCGGCCGCGGCGCAGGCCTCGCCGGTGCTGCGCTCCTGCTGCAGGCGGTTGGCGGCGGCATACTTGTCCTGGGCGCGCCCCGCAGCGGCCGCCTGCGCCGGTTCGGCTCTGGCTTGGCGCTGCTGCTCGGCGCGCTTGAGTTCGCGCAGCTGCTCGCCCTGCTCGCCCGCCAGGGCTTCCAGCCCGCCGCGACTGGTGGTGCAGCTGGACAACTGTCGGCCCGCCTCCACCAGCTGCGGGCCATAGTGCTCGGCGGCTTGCCACCCGCCGAGCGCCATGCCCAGCAACAGCACCAGGAGAGCTAGCACGAAGGTCGCCACCCCTCGCTCCAGGGCCGTCATGCCAAGGCCCGCCGGATGCCCTCATTGAACACCGCGTCGGGGTAGCGGTAGTTCGCGCACTCATGGGCAATGATCGCGCCGACGAATACGCGCAGGGTCTTGGCGTCCTTGATGCTGATCACGTCGTTGGCCTTGACCCCCAACTTGCTGGCCACCGCCGCGATATAGGCTTCGGTGTTGTTCTCGTTGCCGGGCGCCCAACGGCTGATGGTTTCGCGCACGGTGTCGATGCCAGGGCCGCCCACGCCCGGCTGGCCGGTCTTGCCGCGGTAGTTGATGAGCAATTTGCCCAGGGCGCGAATACCGTTCTCGGGCTGATCGAAGCGGGCAAAACGCGGCGCGGCCACGCCCAGCTCCAAGCCGAGTTGGCCCAGCCAGGCGTTGCGTGGGTTGTAGTCGATGTTGCCGGGGTTGTTGTTGCGGACCCCGCGGGGTAGTGCTTCTGCCATGGTTTCCTCCAGGCACAAAAAAGGCCCTGTAACGGGCCTTGTGCAAAAAACGCGTGGGTTACTCAAACAGCCCGGTGGCCAGTGCCAGGCTGGCGGCGGCCTTCTTCAGGTTGTCCGCCGACAGCACGCCGCTCCACAGCCCCACCCCCTGCACCAGGCTGCCGCCGCTATTGGCGTTGGAGCCGTTACCGACTTCCAGCACCGTGCCAGGGGCATAGGTGATCGGGTTCGGCTGCGCGGGCAGGGTGTTGCCGGTCAGGGTGCTGCCGTCCGCCGCGTGCAGCCGCAGATAGCCAATGACCCCGTTGCCGCTGCGAATCATGGACACCAGGTAAGGGGTGTCCGGCTGAATCACCCAGTTACTGCCGTCGCCTGACGGCGAGGGATAGGAGTTCAAGCGCAGCGGGCCGGTCCCGCCCGCCGAACCATCGGTGAAAATCCGGCGGCGCAGCGTGTCGATGTTCTTGTCGGTCTGCGACCACAGGTTGGCCAGTCCGGACGAGAAGCCGGTTTTGGGCGAACGGAACGCCACCAGCAGGGTGAAGCCAGCCCCCGACATTTCCCCCAAGTCGGCGTTGCGGATGTAGTCCTCAGTACCACCCTGGCGAATGCCGAGATCTTCCACATTGATCACGCCGACACCGACGCTCGGGGCGCGGCCGGAATGGTTGACCAGGCTTTCTTTCAGCGAGTTGCCATAGACCGCGAATACGCGGTTGTTGGCGATATCGGGGAAATCGTACAGCGGGATGTGGATAGGGAATTTGTGGTCAGGCAGAACGATTGCAGTGGTCATATGCGGGCTCTCAGTACCAGCCAAGCTGGCGGATTCGGGGTTGAATAACGTGTTCATTCAGCGCGATGTACATGGCCTCATTCATATGGCCATCATCCACCGACAGGGAATTGGGCTTCTGGCCCCGGGCTTGTTGCTGAAGGTCTTCGGCCGTCGGCGTGATGCCGGTAAGCGTCCACACCTCACTGGATAGCAGGAACGCCTGCACGTCGATGTACAGGTCGCCATAACGGGCTTTATGCGCCGCATTGATGGCGGCGACCCGCTTGGTGTCGGTACTGGCCGGGTCCCAGTTGCTGTTGTTGAAATGGCCTAGCACCAGGCATCGCGGATTGAACGGCGACAACCACTCGAATGACTTGTCAGTGCGCTCGATGACTTCTTCGGCGGTGTAGACGCCTACGTCGTTCTTGCCCATCCACAGGAACACCACGTCGCTGCGGTGCTGCGGACCGATCTCTGGCTTGAACTCGAATTCACCGGCCGCGGTGACCGCCGCGCCACCTTCAGTTCGGGTGAAATAGAAAATCGAACTGGTGGCCCTCATGGTTCCATGCACCCCATTCAGCCAACCGGTGTAGGCCTTGAGTGATGCACTGGGCCGGGCATTGCTGGCCGTGACCGTCACGGCGCCGCTGGCCGGAATAGCACCGCCCTCGACCGTGACCCGCAGGGGGATGGAGCCCAGGCGAGCCGCGATGTGGGTGGATTGCTCACCGCCCTTGCCGCCGTTGTAATAGGTGGCGTTCGGCTCCAGCGCCCCGACCATCGCGGCGAATTGCGCGCCCATCCGCTCCATGCTGGAACTGCCCCAGCCCGAAACGCTCAGCGGGTTGGCGTGGTACTTCAGCAGCTCACCATCGCGCCGGTACATGTCATTGAGATTGACCGACGCGCCACCCGAGGCGCCCGGATCAAACGGCTTGCCGTCGAGCAGCAGTTCATGCACGACATTGAGTTTGGCCACGTCCAGCTGGCCACTCTTGTGCAGCAGAATCAGCGGTAAATCGTCGGAGCCAAACAACCCCATGACCTTGCCGCGAACCCGGCGGAACGTCTGCGGAATTTGCAGGATGCCGCCGACGATGTGCTTGAGGGTGTTATGCGCCAGGCTGTGCGTGTTCCCATAGTCATCCATCCACCAGGCCACGCCACCAAAGCCATCGCCCATGTAGATGGGTTTTCCTGGGATGTAGCGCCCGGAAATGTTCTTGGTCTTGAAGTCGATATCTTCCACCCCTTCCGACAGCGCCTTGACCTTGTTGCCGTTCGCCCAAGTGTCTTGATAGACCGCCGTCCCGGCGTCGTTCATGTACAGATCCACGTAACCGTCAGCACTGGCTGAGGGCACACTGAAAAAACCCTTGTTGTTGGTACCGGCCAAGCCCGCCGCGACCGTCGCATAGATCATCGCCCCTGCCAGCTGGCTCGCGACCGTCTCCAGGGCCACGGTGACCTTTTGCTGTGACAGCACCGCCTGCTTGGCCAGTGATGGCACCAGCCCCCCTTCGGTCAGAACATCGGTTTGCTCATTGCCATGCACCACCCGGTGCTGGATATCCGCCACAGCGGTCGCCTTCGCGGCCGCTTCCGACAGCTGGCCGGCGTAACCCTCCAGCGCTGATACATCTGTCATGCATGCCTCCCAGGCATAAAAAAACCCGCCGTAGCGGGTGTGGTGTGAAAAAGTGTTCAGGCCGTCCGGCGCCACATGTGCACGGTCAGGTAAGGCGACATGTTGTTGTGCGCCTGGCCACCGCCGGTCGATTGCGAGGGAACGTAGCCCTGCACCTGGCTGGTCATGTCATCACCAGAGGCATATGGCCCTGGCGGGCCGGCGGTAACGCCTTGCGGCAGGTCATGAGTGTGTTCGGGCATTTCCGCAGCCGTGAGTGCATGGCTGTAGGTGCCGCCCGAACTGCCCAGGGCAAACGTGCGGGTTTCTCCCCGGGTATCGGTAAAGCTCCCCGCACCAATCAGCATGCGGCCGATGCCGATCCCGACCCAGGTACCAAAACCAAACAGCGTCGCCGGATTGGTGCTGTCAGAGGCGTTCATGTAGATAGAACCGACCGGGTACACCACCGCCAACATCGAAGGCTTGTTGCCGGTGTGATACGGCGTGTGCGCGCCGGCGATGGTCAAGGTGCCGTCGCTCTTGAAGCGCACCACCTCCACGCCATCGACCACCAGCACCACGGCCGAGCCATCGCTATCGGTGCCGCCCGTGGCGTACAACCCGGTGTCACCGTCACTGCCGAAGCCGTAGCCGGCCTGGCTGGCATTGCCGGCTAACGGCATACCCTTGGCCGCGCGAACGCCCTTGGCCGCCCTGAGCAAGCCGGTCAACGTGACCTCGCTGCCAAAACGCGCCACCTCTGCCCCGTCGACCATCACCGCCACGGCCGAGCCGTCGGCATCGGTGCCGCCCGTGGCGTACAAGCCGGTGTCACCGTCTTCGCCGAAGCCATAGCCGGCCTGGCTGGCATTGCCGGCGGTGGGCAGGCCCTTGGCCGCGCGAACACCCTTGGTGGCCTTGAGCAAGCCCGTCAGCGTTCCACCGGACAACGGCAGGTAATTGCCGATCATCTTCACGATGGCTTGCTTCAACTGGTCTTCCTGCTGGTGGTCCAGCGCGATACCGGCAGCCAGCACCACGTTGGCAATCTCTTCCTGCACCATGTTCAGCCACTCGGCCTTGAGCGGGGTGGGGGGCACCCCGCCGGTCACCGAGCCATAGCGAAAGCGGCCGAGCGCGGTCACCAGGTCGGTCCAGCTTGAAATACGCTGCATGTCTAATCCCCGAGGCCGGCCACGGCGGCCGGCATCACGTAGTGAATTGCGTTAAGGAAGCGGTCCACATGGGCGGTCACGCTGTCCACCTCGGCGCGGCCGTAACCGATTTCCACGTCGGTGTACTCCGGCGCCTCCAGGCGCAGCCGGCATTCCATGGCGGCCGCCTCGGGCGTGCCATAGGCCGCCAGCGGCGCCGAAGCCACCCACGCCCACGGCCAGCTATCGCCGTACAGAAACGCCCCGGCGGCCGTTGGCCCCACCCGGGCCGGCTGGAATTCTTCAACCGTGACCGTCACGCCAGCTTGCGCGGCCAGGCGGCGGTAGTAGGCCACCTGCGGCGCACCCGAGGCGGTCAGCTTGTCCAGCACCGCTTGCCGGCGCTGCGCCAGGCTCTGCGAGCCGGGGGCGGTGCAAGCATCCGGCAGGCCCAGGTACTCTTCCCAGTCGGTCAGCAACGCGCTGACCGTGGCCGGGTTCATTTCCTGCTGCAGGCCGTCCAGGGCCTGCTCCACCCGGGCCAGCTCGGGCGCCAGACTGGCCAGCAGCTGTGCCCAGTCCGGCTGCAGCTCCGGGTCGAAGGCCGGCCCCGGGGGCAGCAAGCCGCGCAGGGCGGCGCGGTAGTCGTCTTCGGTCATAGCCATGTGATGCCCCCCAACACCGCCACCTGGTTGGCCGCCACCGGCACATCCGCCGCGGGCAGGTCCAGGCGGTGGTCCGTCTCGCCCGGGGCATTACTGATCGCCGCCCGAATGTGGCTCAACGGAATGACCGAGCCGGCCCCGCCCTCATCATTGATCAGGCCGGCCACCGCCTTCTCCACCGCCTGGCGCACCGCCGTGGTGTCCGGGGTCACCTTGAGGTGCAGGTCAACGTCGAGCCGCTGAGCGGCGAACACATAGACTTCGCTGGTCACTGGCCGTTTGCGTTCCAGGTAGGCTTGCACCTCGGCGACCTTCGCCGCATTGGGGAAGATATCGGCGTCACCGTCACAGACGAAGGTCAGGCCGAACGTGCCCGCCCCCATCCAGCGCGGCAGCGCCCAGGCACGGGTCACCCCGGGCACTTCCAAGGCCCAGCCCACGAAGTCTTCGGCGTTGCCCACCTTGCTCGGGCTCTTGAAGGCTGCCCGCACCCGCGCACGCAGCGCCTCGGGGGCCTCCTGCTCGGTGCCGCCGACAATGCCGTCGGCGCCGATGGTGGCCGTGGAGTTGACGCCCAGCACCGGCGTCACCGCGGTCAACTGGCCGGCCTCGATGTTGCCACCAGGCCCCACCATTTCGGCCGCCAACTGCAACTGGGCGGCGCCGTCGACCAGGGTCGTGGCCACCTTGACCACGTAACGGCGGCCATCGCCGGCCTGGTACAGGGTGCCGGCGTCGACCGGGAAGCCAGTCGAGCCGGTGACCGTGGCCAGGCCGGTGGCCGCCACCGCGGGCTTGCGCCCATCCTCCAGGCGCCAATCCGCCCACAGCAGCAGCTGCTCTTCGTCGCAGGTGGCCGGGTGCGCCTGCTTGGCCACCCAGTTCTGATAGCCAAACAGCTGGAACGCCGCGCCACTGAGCGCGCGCGCCGCCACCTTGGCATCCGAACGGCGCAAGGCGTCCGGGGCGTTGCGCTCAAAATCAGCTTCCGTGCGCGTGATCAACGCCGGCAGCGTGGGAATGTCATAGGGCATTGATCATGCTCCAGGTATCTTCAAAGGCCAGTTGCAGGGTTTCGCCGTTGGCCTCGGTCAGCAGCACCCGCAGGTTGACCCGCTGGGTGTCTTGCCGCTCGACCGTGACCGTCACGGCGGTGACGATTTCGTCTTCGGTCAGCCAGCGCAGTGCCTCTTCGGCGTACTCGCGGGCATCGCGCAGGGTGTCCGCGGTGATCGTGCGCCGCTGCAGCAGCCACAACCGCGAACCGATCTGGTCACCAGTCACCGTGGGCGCGCAGTCCGCCCACCAGCCCTGGCGGTCGAGGCCTTCGACCGGATCATCAGCCGCGGCCCGCCGCCAACTGAACAGGCTGATGGTCACGGCCCGGCGCAGCAGGGCTTCGCGGCTCATGCGGTACCCCCTACCGGCTTGCCAGACTGCCCATTCCCAGGCATCACGCCGTCATGGGGGTGGTTGGTCTGGCTGACGCCGGCGGCTACCTGGTCGCCGGCCGACTCGATGCGCCCGGTGGTGCGGATCACTGGCGTGTCGAATTCCACCGCGGTGCCGGCCTTGACCTTGAGGGTCAGGGTTTCCAGTTCGATGACCCGGCCGCGCTTGAAGTGCAGGCGGTCGCCCTGGTCGGTGTACAGGGCCACTTCCCCCGGTTCGAGCGCCTGCAGGCGAAAGCGCCGGTCTGACACCATGATCACCACCCCGTGGCTACGGTCGCCGATGAACCCGGCCAGCGCTTCGGCGCCGGGCAAGGGGCAAGCGGTGAAGCCGTAGGGCTCCAGGTGCTCCATGTCGTCTTTCACTTCGCCGGCCATGATGCGCAGCTGCAGGGCCTGCAGCTTGCGCGCCGAGTTGGCCAGCACCACTACGCCGCGGGCCAGCACGCCCGCTATGGGATTTCTCATGGCTTGTAGTCCGCTGGTATGAGGTATTCAAAGTTGTCAGTGGCTTTGCCCTTCTTGAGCTTGCGCCGCTCGTAGGCGTCGTTGGGCTCGGGCAGGAAGCCGTCAGGCGGAGCCACGGTCATCTTGGTCAGGGTGCCCCCTTCGCCCAGCTCGTAGCTGATCGTACTGATGAGCATGTCCCGGTCCAGGCCGATCAGCGGGTCAACCACGCGCACCAGCATGTTGTGGCGCCACAGCTCGCCACTGCTCTGCCGCCACCCCTGCACCACGTAGTTGACCGCCAGGGCGCGGCTGATGGCGTTGGCCCGCTCCCACTCCGCGCGGTCACGGGCCATGGCAGCGGTCATCTGCCCCGACTGCTGAATCACCTTCACCCGCCGGCGCCTCACCCGCTCATCGGTGATGCTGCCCTGCACCTCGGTGGCCGCGACCCCGAATGACTCATCGGTGCCGCTGCGCTGGCCGCGGCTGATGTACTCGGAAAACACGTTGGAAAAATCCAGGGCGGTGTCCCCCTCCAAAATGTTCTTGCCCAGCTCCAGCTTGTCCACCGCGCGTCCGGCGGTGCCGGGACTGGCGATCACCAGGCGGCCGCTGCCATCGTCGGTGCTGAACAGGCGGGAAAGGGTCAGCAGCCGGTCGATACTCTCGAAGGCGGTTTCGCCGGGCTCGATGGTGTGGTCATCCAGGCCGAGCGTGGTGGGCGATTCGTTGACCACCTTGATGCCGTAGGCGCCGGCCAAGGCCTCGACGATCTTCTGCACGCTCTGCCCGCGCCATTGCCCCGGCGAGTTGATCGCGGCCGAGTCCACCAGGTCGGCCGTTTTCGAGCGGCCGACGATGCTTAGCGTGATCGACCCGGCGTCATAGCGAATCGGCGTGCTGAACACATAGCCAGTCAGCAGCAGCTCGCGACCAATGCGCACTTCCACCGCGTCGCCTTGGCGCACCCGCACCGGCACGTCACCCCCGCCTGGCCAGCGCCAGGTGATGGCCAAACTGAAATCACGCGCCTGCCGCTCCAGGCCAGCGCTGATGCTCACGTCTTTCCAGCCGGCGTAGTCGTGCCCGCCAACGCTGAGGGTGACGGTGTTATCTGGCTCCATGGCTTAACTCTTGGCGACTTGCAGTTCTATGGCAGGCACGAAGCCTGGATGGCGAATCGCATTGCGCGAGACGATTTCGGCCCCACGCAAGGCGTCGCCGTACAGCTGGTGGGCCAGCACCAGGGAGGACACCGTGGCCCGCGGCTGGTACGGGCGCAGCCACACGCCACTGCGCGCCACCTCGGTCAAGTGCCGATCCTGGGCCAGGCGCGCGTCACTGAGCGCGCCGAAGTGCTCCGGCAGGCTTTCCCCGGCCACCACCCACATCGCCTCGCTGATCGCGTCACGGGTGGCCAGAATGTCGTTGGCCACCGGCACACCGGTATCCATGACGCTGCCGGCCTCGACGGTGGAACCGTTCTGCTCCAGCTGCACGCTCAACGCGGCCGCCTGGTCAACGCTTTGCACGCTGGCCACCGGCACCTCCACCATGTCCAACAGCAGGTCAGCCAAGGCCACGTCCTGCACCAGGCCAATGACGGCCGACTGGATGGCGGCCAGCTCGGGGTCATCCGGCACCACCGTAGTGGCTGACAGCGTGGATATCGCCTCTGCCGTGGCCTTGGACGAATGCAATGAGCCGCTAGAGCCGTAGCCGCTAAACCAGCGCTCCACGCTGGCCACGTCGCTGGTCAGGCTGGCTGACAGCGCGTCGGGCGCGTTGATGATCGACTGCGCCAGGGCGCCCACGTCGGCGGCCAGGTCGGTCAGCGGCTTGAGGAAGGTAAGGGCGAACGCATAGGCGCTGGACACCGCGCGACTGACTGCGCCGACCTGCTGCCGAGCCAGGTCCACGTGGGCCATGGCCGCATCGAAACGCGCCTTGGCCGACTCCAGCAGTGTCGGCGCATGCGCAGCCAGCTGCCGACGGGTGTTCACCCGCTGCACCGGGAAGGCCAGCATGCCGTCGATGAACACCAGGTTGAAGCGCACCATGCCCAGTTCGCTGCGTGCGTGGGAGATTTCGCAATCCCCCGCCGTGACCGTCACACGCCCAAACCAGGGGTGAACCAGTTCGCCCGGGCCCGGCGTGTCCAGCGCTACCAACAGGCGGTCGCGCTGGCTGATGAAGTCGTCGCCAATGATAAAGCCGGTAAAGCGGTACTCCCGCGTGCGCCGGCCCATGTCCTCCACCAGCGGCTGGTCCCGCTTGGGGTACTCATGCAACTGGGTGCGCCGGCCGACTGGCACACTGTCGTTGTCCACCCAAAACGGCACGCCGCGAAACGACGCCTCGCGGCGCAAATCCCGCCATTCACTCATGGGACACCCCCAACGGTCCGCTGGCCGACGTTGCTGCGCACCAACAGGCCAGGCTGGTTAGTTTTGGTCGACTCCACCCGCACGCCAGGCGGCGGGTTGTCGAATTTCACCCGCAGCTCACCTTCCAGCTGGGTCTTGCTGGCCGCCGCGGATTGGCGCAGCAGCGACCCGGCGGCCGGCAACTGGCCCGGCGCCTGCAGCAGCGCGCCCGGGTTGATACCAAACTGCTGGTCGTTGAACGCCTGACGGTTGCGCGCGGCGGCGCCGGCGCCGGCCATCAGCAATTCGCCGGTGCCGCCACCGGCCCCGGCGTTACGCTCACGCTGCTCGGCGGCCATGCGCTGCACACGCTCGGTCAAGCCTTGGCCCTCGTCGCCGCCAAACAGCTTGAGGATCGGTTGCAGGTAAGGACTGACCCGATCCCACAAGCGCTTGAACCAGCCCACAATGGGCTCCCAGTTCTTGACGATCTGCCCCATGGGAGACCAGGCAAAGATGGTCTTCAGGAACCCCAGAAACGGCGTGGTGTAGGCCTTGACCAGTTCCCACAGCGCCGATAAAAACGGCGCGATCTTGCCCCAGTTCGCCACGATCAGCCCCATGGGGGTCCAGGCGAAGACGCTCTTCAGGAACCCCACAAACGGCGTGGTATAGGCCTTGACCAGCGCCCACAGCGCCGAGAAGAACGGCCCGACCTTCTCCCAGTTCGCCACGATCAGCCCGGCCGCCGCGGCAATCCCCACGGCAATCAAGCCAATGGGTGTCGCCGCGAAGGCCACCCCCAGCAAGCGGGTGGCCACGGTGGCCGCAAACACGCCCGCACGCAGCGCGGTGAAGGCCGCGCCGGCCACGACGATGCCACGCACCAGCTGCGGGTTGTCGCTGATCATCTGCGCGACGTGGCTGATCCAGGGACGTAACTGATCCAGCACGGCGTTGAGGCCCGGCAACAGGGCATTGCCGATGGCCCGCCCTACCCCATCAATGCCGTTGCGCAGCAGCTGCAGGTTGTTGGCGGTGGTCGCCGCGCGAGAGGCGTATTCCTGCTCCATGGAGCCGGCGTACTGTTGCGCATCGCCGACCTTCTGCAGGTTGCCGCGCAGCAGCTCCAGATTGGTCAGCAGCGGCGTGATGGCCCCGATGGACTCAGTGCCGAACAGCTCCGCCAACAGCGCCGGGCGTTTCGCCGCGTCGACCTGACCGATGCGCTTGAGCAAGTCCAGGGTGGTGCCCTGGGCGTCCTTCTGCATGTTCTCGGCCACCGTCTTGGCATCCAGCCGCAACGACTTGTAGGCCTCTGCCTGCGCCTTGGTGGCCGCTGTCCCTTTGGTCATGGCCAACATGAAGTTCTTAATGCCAGTGGCAGCCACGTCCTGCTTGACGCCCACACCCGCCATGGTCGCACCGATGGCCGCAACTTGCGCCGACGACATGCCAGCCACCTCGCCCAGCGCACCGACCTCGGTGACGATGGCGGAAATCTGCTTGGTGGTGGCCGGCCCGGTGTTGCCCAGAAAGTTGATGCGGTCAGCCAGGCCAACCACTTCGGCCTGGTTCATGCGAAAGGCGGTGCGCCACTTGGCCATCATGTCGCCGCTTTCGTCGGCGGTCTGGTCAAAGGCGATGCCCATCTTGACCGCCGCGTCGGCGAAGCCCAGCAGCTCGTCACGGGCAATACCGGACTGGCCACCGGCCGCGACGATCTTGGCAATATCGGTCGCCGCCATGGGCAGGCGCTCGGACATGCGCCCGATATCGTCGCCCATTTCCTTGAACTGCTGCGGCGTCTCGAAGTTGACCACCTTGCGCACGTCGGCCATCTGCGACTCAAAGTCGATGGCCGCCCGCGCGCCGGCAATGAAAGGCGCCGCCATGGCCCCGCCGGTGACGATATCGCTCCAGCCGATCTTGCCGAGCCCGGTGCTTTCCAGGTTCTTGCGGAATGCCGCAATGTTCTTGCGCACCCCCATCAGTGTCGGCGACAGCTTGTCGACGCCGGTGATCAGCGCCTTGAGTTGGAATTTATCCGCCATCCTCGCCCCCTAACGCCTGCGAAATCCGTTGGCTGTGCCCGCTGGATTCAATCAGCACATCCAGCGGGCGCCCCATCATCAGCTCGGGGTCGGTTCGCCAGAACCAGGCGAGGTCATAGGCGGCTGCGATGAAGTCTTCGACTTCTCCGACGCCGGCGTCATGAAAAAACCCGCGATCTGCCAGCCCAGGTTGTTGAGGTCGATCAGTTCCAGCTCGTCCACCGCACCGGCCGGAATGCCGGCGCAGACCACGATGTACTTGGCCACCGCGTCAAGGTCGAGGCAGACCGCCTCGTCCTTGTCGATCTTGTACGGCAGGGCGCGGATTTTCTGCGCCTCGCGCGCGGTCGGGCGGCGCAGGGTCAGCGCCTCCAGCTGCTCGCCGTGCGCCTGAATCGGCGCGTTCAACTCGAAGTTCATTGCCACACCCCCTTGGTGCCTTCCCACTTGAGATCGATGGTGCCGTCGTCGCCCTTGGCGGCTGGCTCATCCACGACATAGGCGCCGGACAGCACATAGGTCTGGCGGTTGGCGAATTCGACGGTCACGGTGGCGTCGGTCGCCGCCATGATTTGCGCAATCGGCAAGTCAGGGTCATGCACCACGGTCACCGCGACATAGGGCACCAGGTCTTCTTCCTTGAAGAACCCCGGCGCGATCGACTCGCGTTTTACGTCACTCAACGGGGCCTCAGCCCCGCCGGTGGCAGTGAATTGGGCGCCGTCTGCCTTGATATAGACGGTGCCCGCGACTTTCTTGCCCATGGGCGTCTCCTACAAAAAAGCCCGCACAATGGCGGGCTTCGGTGGCTGGATCGGCTTACGCCGGGTATTGCAGGCGGAACTGGTACTGCAGGGCGAACACCCGCAGCTGGTTCACCAGGTCCGGTGGGTACAGCACGTTGAGGCGGTTGGGGTTGCTGCTCGAGCGCTCCACCACCAGGTACTGGGTGAAGGCGTCGGCGTTCTCGACGATGCCCTCGCGCTCCAACGCGTGATAGCCGGCGATCAGCTCGGCGCGAATCACCGCCGGGGTGACAATGGCCTGACCGGCGCCGAAGCGCGTGCCGTCATTGGCCAGCTTGTGCCGGCCGTACTTGCTGGTGATCCGCGTTTTCAGGTTGCGGATGACATACGCCGACTGGTGCAGCGTCTCGCTGTCCAGGTAGGAATCATCCGGCTGACCGAAAGCGTTTTCCCGGTACGTGGTAATTGCCCGCTCGATGCGCTGCGCGCTGCCGCTGCTGTAGCCAGTGGCGATGCCGTGACCCAGCAGCGACTGACGTTCGGTCAGGGTGAAGCCCTCACCGGACGGTGCCGGCATGATCCCGACCAGCTCACCGGTTTGCGTCGGCCGCGCCGGATCAGCCGAGATGTACACCGCCTGGCGGGCCGCATAGGCGGCGGCCTGACGCCAAACCGGGTCCGGGCACGCCTTCTCGAAGCCGTACACGGTCATGTGCGGATCGTTGCGCGAATCACCCAGGGTCACCAGCTCACCCAGCGTGCCGCGCTTGGCCGAATAGACGTGACCGTACAGCTGCCGCGCCCAGCTCCAGCGGCCGCTGCTCTCATCCATGAACGCTTGCCAGGCATCCAGCGACGGGCCATCCGCCCAGGGCGCACAAATGAACTCGAACGGCTCATCGCCCAGCGCGGCCAGCGCCTCGGCCACGTCCGGCGTACCGACCCCGCCGGCCATCGGCGTGACAGTCACGGTCAGCCCGGCCGGGGTGAATTCGCTGCCGTTACGGCCCAGGCGATTCAGCTCCAGCTGAATGTCGTTACCGCTCAGACCGGACCAGCGGCAGGTCAGGGTCACCACGCCGGCGGCCGCCGCGGCGGACACCGCCAGGCCCGCGCTGTTGACCGCGGCGGCCAGCGCGGTGGCAGCCTCGGCGGCGGTCGCACCACTGGCCACCGTGGCGCGCACGCGCACACCCGCGATGTACAGATTGACCTGGCCGCCGGCCGTGGCGGCGTTGGTGATGGTCACCTTGCCGCTGGCCGCGGTGCCGGTGGCCTTGAGCGGCAGGCACCACACTTCGCCCATCGGGTCACTGCGGCGCCAGGCCTCGTACATGTCGGCCAACATCGAACCAACGCCGCCGATGCTCTTGGCCAGGCTCAGGCCCGACACCAGCGTCAGCTTGCCGATTTCATCGGCGGTGGCGTCGTCGTTGACCTGGCCGACAATCAGCCGCACCAGACTGCCGGCGGCGCCGTTGGCCTGGCTGTTGTCGACTTCGGCATAGAACAGCGGCACGCGAATGTCGCTGGGAATGCTGTTGAAACTGACGGTCATTGCTCGGCGCTCCCGCGGTCAGTGGCTTGAGTTTCCGCCACGGCCTTCTTGCCCTTGGCGGGTTTCTGTTCGGTCACGTCGCCATCGCGCAGGCGGCGCAGCCAGTACGCATCGCGCGGCACGGCCCGGCCCTCGGGGCGCAGCGTGCCGCCCAACTCCGGATCGGGCACGGTACGGCCCTCGACCGGGTACACAGTGAATCGCTCCATGGGGTTTACCCTTGTGGTAGTTCGGTGGAAAAACGCACCTCGACCCGGCCATCAGGGCCAGGTGCGGTGTGGTTGGGGTCTTTGGGGTCCAGGCTGTCCCAGGCAACATCGATACCCTGCAGCGCCGGCAAGCCGTCCTGCTGGTATTCCTGCCACGTCTCGGGCGGGTGCGAAGTCTCGCTGCGGCCGATCTGCAACGGCGCCTCGAAGGCGAAGCGGTACACCACCCGCGCCCGGTCAATCGCCATCAGGCTGCCGCCGGCGTAGGTGATCGGGTCATGCTCGGCCGACTCCAGGCCGACCAGCGCGCGGAACAGCTCGGCGCGCAGCCCATGCACCAGGTCAACGGCCTGCTGGCCACGCTCGTCGAGCGTCTGCAGGGCCACCACCACATCGAAGCCATCGGCCAGGCTCTGCACCACCTTGTTCTGACCAATGTTTTCGCCGGGGTCGTCGCCGGTGTAGATGACATACGCGGCCGGGGTCGCCAGCTTGGCCGTGGTCATCACCGCTTCCATATCGATGCCACCCGCGACCCGCCCGGCAAAGCCCGGGCAGTAGCGCTTGAGGTGTTCAATCAAGGGGGTTAAGCGCATGCGTCAGCCTCCCAAGGCACGGGCGAAAGCCGCCGACAGGATGCGTTTCACCTCATCGCTGCTGTCCTCCAGCGCATCGGCCATGTAGTTGGCCCGCGGCGCGATACGCCATTCCCCGGCCGCCCGCGCCGCAACCAGCTGGGCACGCTCGCCGCGCCGGCGGCGCTTGCCCGCTCCCTGGCCGCGGACCCGGGCACCCCGCTTGACCCCGTAGTGCAGATACGCCGGGTAATACTCCGGCATGCCGCTGGTCTTCTGCGGGGCCACGCGCACCAGGAATCCGGACCGGGACAGCTTGACCTGGATGGAATCCACGGTGGTGCCGGTGCGGCTGACCGGGTAGTTGTTGCGCCCCTTGGCCAGGGCCAAAGCCAGTTGCGCCCGTTGGGCCACCAGCCGCCCGGCCTTGCGCATGCCGGCACGAATGCGCCGGCGGTTGAAGAAGTCCTTGGGCAGGTCGTCAAAGCCGTCAATGTGCAGGTACGGCTGCACGCTCAAGCTAGTAGCCATAGCCACCCCCTGTCGGCTCCGGTGGGAAAATCCCGCCGCCCGGTGCCGACGCTTGGCCCAGCTCTTCGACCTCCAGCACGGAAAAGCGCCGGTTGCCCAGGTCGCTCACCCGGCGCACGCGGTAGATGGTTTCGGCGTCCTCGAACGTCTCCACCACTTCGTGCGCGTCGGTGATGCCCTTGCGAAAGCGCATCGTCACCCGGTGCGTGACAGTCACGCCGGACTGCACCGAGCCGCTGTAAACGGCACTGCCAACGGCCTGAATCTTGGCCCAGCTTTCCGACGTGTAGTCATACTGGGATTCGATACCCGGGCCATCGGCCTTGGCGTTGTCCGCACGCACGCGCAGGCGCACACGGCGGTTCAGCTCGCCAATGCTGGGTAGATTCATAGGGTGTACCAGCGATAAGGGCCGATCAGCGCATCTACCGCCAACGGCCGCTTGGATTGAGGGACATCGCTCGCTGCTTCGCGGGACTGGTACCAGTGGCCAATCAGCAGCAACTGGGCCAGCACCAGGTCAGCGTCAAGCGCTGCAGCATTCTCGGGCGAGCCTTCCGGCAGCAGCGCTTTCAGTTCTGCCGCCGTCTTGCCTTCCCAGTCGCCCACGTTCACCAGCTCGCGGCCAGTGTGGGTTTCGACCAGACGCCACGCGGCGCGGCTGTAGGCCTTGAGCAAGGCCGACTGCGCCGCGTGCTCGTCGTCGTCCAGGCGCAGATGCTCCTGGATCAATTGTGCATCGAGCATGCGGCCCGCCCCCTGTGGTTAGGCCGGTTTGCCCTGCAGCGCCTTGATGGCCGCCAGGTCCTGCAGCACGCAACCGAAGCGGGTAAAGGCGAGGAAACCGGTCTGGTCGAACTCGGCGTATTTCTCTACCAGTCGCTTGATTGCCATGTAACGCACCTGGCGCACGATGAACTGGGCGAAGTCACCGGCATACATGAATTTCTTGCCGGCGCCGATGCTGTCAATCGCCTGATCGATCACATAGCGCTGTTTCAGGATGGTGGCCGGGCGCTCGGCGTCGATACCCGGCAGCCACAGTGGTCGGTTCTGCGCGTCCACCATTTCCTCGAAACGCTGCAGGGTGTTGTCATTGAAGGCCAGACGGAACTGCGGCGCAGCGCGGTAGGCCGGGTCGATGCTGTGGATCAGGCCATTGACTTCCTGCCAGGTGAACTCCGCCGCGGTGGTGGTCACTTTGCCCACACTGGTCGACACTTCCAGGCCGGCCGGCTGCGCAGGAGTACCGGCACCAGTGCCCTTGACCAGGTAGAACGCTTTGCCGCGCTCCAGGCGCGAGGCGATACGACGCGCCAGGAACGCTTCGATATCCACGCCCGAGTCCTGCAGCAGCTCGTTGGAAATTCGGATGATCTTCGACGACAGCTTGTGCGCGCCGAGGGTGCCGGTACCGAACTCGACGTCGCCTTCGCCGGTTTCCTGGTTCTCACCCAGCAGCTCGCCGATTTCCTCGGTGCCGTCACTGGTCGCCCAGTCAATCGCCTGGCCGTTGTCGGTGGTCAGCAGGTGCGCCACCGAAGCAATACCGCCGAAGTCTTTCTGCGCTTCGATGATGGTGGTCATGAAGCTGGTCGGCACGGTGAAGCCGCCCTTGTCGCCTTGGGCGGCGCCATTGGCGCGCGCCTCTTCGTTCATCGCCTTGAGGATCTGACGCTCTTCTGCGCTCAGCTCACCCAGGCCATGACGAATGTAGTTATCGTAGGCCGCCGAACGCTGCTCATCCTGCGAGCGCTGCTCGGGATTGTCCTGGCGGATGCGGGTCTGGTTGTTTTCCACGAAGGACTGGTCATTGGCGCGCAGCTCTTCTTCGCGGGCGATCTGCTCTTTCAGCAGGTTGTGTGCGCTGCGCAGCTCTTCCCACTTGCTACGCTGCTCACCGCTCATGGCGCCTTCGCCAACACTGTCGTGCAGGCTGCGCATCTCGCTGGCCAGGGTGGCCACCTTCTGTTGCATTTCTTTCAAGGTCATACAGGTCTCCGCACTCAGGCGTTCATATCGAGATAGCGTTGCCGGGCGGCACGCTCGTTAACGTGCCGCACCGCGTCTTGGTCGGCTTGGCCTTGCTTCCAGCCGTCCAGCGAGCGCTGTGCGGCACTGGAATCGGGATAGGCGGGGAACGACACCGGTCCCACGTCCAGCAACTTGTCCACCCGCAGGATGGTGCGCACCACGTCACCGTTGGCGTCTTCGCGCCAGGTGTCCTTGCCCACCACCATCTTCAAGCTGCTGCCGCTGAGGTCGCCGCGTTCCAGCGGGGTCAACACCAGGTCGCGCACCGTCTGGGTATTGGGCGGGTCGATTTCATAGGCCAGCCCGCGTTGGTCCACGCGCAAGCGCAGGGTCTTGCTACCGACCCGGCCCAATAGGTAGTTCGGGTCATGGTTGAACAGCCCGCGCGCATCGTGAGTCAGCACGCCATCGAAGGCGCCTTGGGCAAACTCTTCGTAGAACAGGCCGGCGATCAGCTCGCTACGGGTGTCGAACACGGCGGCATAGCCGACGATCTGGGGCGGGCCACTGGTGCCATCGGCCAGCGGCAGGGCGCGCAGCTCGCAGTGCTGCGCCGCGAGCATTCGCAGCTCTACGTCACTCATTAGTAGGGTCCTTGGGTTGCGGAGCGTTCAGCTCTGAGGGCAGCCGGGCGTTGACGCTGATCAGCATTTCGCTCAGGCCTTCACGCGGGTTGAGGTCTTCCATCACCCGCACTTCGTTGCGGTCCAGCCAGCCGTCGGTGATGCCGTAGTGGTAGAACTCGCCGCGCTCCTTGGGGGTGCCGCGCAGCAGGCCGGCCAGGTTGAAGCGCACGTAGTAGCCGGCGGCGCGCTCGGCACGGGTGAAAATCTTGCGGTTCAGTTCCTCTTCCCAGTCGCGAATCACCGGCATCATGGTGTGCCGAACGAACTGAATGGCCTGCTCGCTGATGTTGGAAAAGGTGGCCTTTTCCAGGTCGTTGATCATGTGCGCCGGCACGTTGAAGATGCCGGCGATTTCCGAACGGGTCAGCTTGCGGGTGTCGAGGAACTGGGCGTCTTCCGGCGCGATGGTCAGCGCCTTGTAGTCCAGCTCGGCCGGCAACAGCAGGGTCTTGTTTTCCGACTCGCGCAGGCGGTTAGTGGCCTGTTTCCAAGCCGCTTTCAGGCGCTCCCAGGTGTCGGCCTGCAACGGCGTGCCCTTGCTGGTGACCAGCCCCGTGGGGCGGCCGCCACCTTCGAAGAACTCGCGGCCATAGTTCACGGCCGCCATGCCCAAGCCGATGGTGTCCGCGTGCTGCCGAATCGGACTAGTACCGACCCGACGTTTCGAGCCGAAGGCGCGGATATGCACCATGTCCTCGGGCGCCACGGCCAGCGGCCGGTCATCGGCATCCAAGGTGGCGTAGACCCAGCGGGTGCCGTTCTGCAACAGGCTGGTTTCCTGCGGCAGGTGCATTTCAATGCGCTGCAGCTCGCCCCGGCGCGAGCGCACCAGACTGCTGTAACCGTTGCCCCAGCCCATGACATGGCCCTGTTTGGTTTCCCGCCACTTGTAGGAGGTGTGCCAGGGGTTCGGCTCGACGCTCAACAGGTCATGCGCCGGGTGATCGGTACCCGGCTCGATGCGGTCTTGGGTCTTGCGCAGCACCATCAGCGGCAGCTGCGCCACCGAACTGGCGACCACGTAGATACAGGAATACACCGCCGCCAGTTTCAGCGCCGATTCCGGGTTGACCATCACGCCCTGGCGGGCGCTGATCCACTCGGCAAACTCGGCGCTTGAACGCTGAACAATGGGCGTCGCGCTGCGCGACTCGAAGGCATCGAAGATCATCCGCCACCTCCACGGCGCGCGAGAAACTCGGCAACCGCCAAGCGGCGCGCCGCCAGGAACGCGCCGACCATCAGCAGCGGGCCGCCGACCATCAGGGCCGCGGCCACGCCGAAGCGCAGGTGCAGGCCGATCAGCAGCAGGCAAAAGCCGGCCACCCCCAGCGCATCAGGGATATGTCTTTTCATGGGGCTCACATGACCAGTAGGTCGTCAGGTTCTAGGGTGTCGAGCACCGAGGTCGGCAGGCCGTCGGCCAGAATGGAGCGGTTCATGGCCATCAGAATGGCCACCATGCCGTCGATCTTGTTGGCCTTGGATTCCTTGGTCGGCATCAGGCAGCCTTTGAATTCATGGGCCACCACGTTGCCAGCCATCCAGCCCAGCACCGGGTCACCGTCATGGCGAACCCGGCCGGACAGCAGCGCCGCTTCAAACTCGCGCATGGCGATGTTCATGGTCTGGATACCGCCGCCGACCTCGACCACCTGCGCGCCATCCTTCTGCAGCTGGTGCGACAGCTGGGTGGCACGCCACTTGTCGTAGGCGATTTCCACCACCTGGTGCTGGGTGCCGATTTCCCGTATGTCCTCACGGAGCACGTCAAAATCCAGCTCTTCGCCGTCGGTGGTCAGCAGCCGGCCTTCGTTGACCCAGCGTTCATAGGCGTCCTGGTTGACGCCTTCGTCGCTCTGCACCGCCCCTTCGGGCAGGTAGTGGCGGACAAAGAACGTCCACAGGTCGCGGCCCTGCGCGTCCTTCTCACGGAACACCAGGGCCACACAGGCAATGTCGCACTTGCTGGCCAAGTCCACGCCCAAGTAACAGCGGCGGCCGAAGTAGTCTTCCACCACCAGGCCTTCGACCAGGGCACGGTCCCAGTGCAGCAGGTTGAGCCAAGCGTTTTTCGCATGCACCCACAGGTTGCAATGCTTGGTCTTGAACGCGTTCTGCCGTGACGGGTAACGCGTGGCGTTGGCCAGCTGTCGCTCCAGGTAATCCGCGTTCACGGAAATGCCGAAGTTCGGGTTGGCCTTTTTCAAGGCTGCCAGGTCGCGCCAGTCGTCCTTCTCATCCAGCGTGTAGATGATGCCGAACAACTCGTCGTTGGCCGGGCGCTGGTCGAGCATGGCGATGACCTGGCGGCGCTTCTCGTAGCACGGCCCGGCGATGTTGTTGCCCGAAGTGGTGATGGTGAACATCAGCGGCTGCTCACGGGCGCCCATGCCGGTCAGCATGGTTTCGTACAACGCATCGCTGTCGTGCTCGTGGTACTCATCCACCAGTGCGCAGTTGGGCGACGATCCGTCGCCGGGGTCGCCGATGACCGGTTCCAGGCGGCTGCCATCGTCCGGGCAGTACAGGCTGCGCGCGCGCACCTCGATGCCGGCGTCTTCGGCCAGTTCCTCGGTGCGCTGCACCATCAGCTGGGCCGGGCGAAACACCTCCCACGC